TCGCCAGACGGTAACATGAAGTACCCAGCGTCAATTTGGCGCTTCCCTAAACCCCACCCGTCCGTAGCGCTCCACGCCACTGAAAAACCTGTTGATCTGTTGCGCTACGCAATCCGTACTTACACTGACAGGAATGCAATCGTCCTGGATAACTGTTGCGGCACCGGATCTACTCTCATTGCTGCCAAGCTGGAAGGACGCAGATACATTGGGATTGACAATGGCGTGTGTGATAAAAAGAAAAGCCCTTACTATGGAATGCCTTGGGCGCAAGTAGCTCAAATCAGATTGGAGGCGATCGACCATGAACCTGCCGATGAACCTGAACGACATCGACCTTTGGGAGAAGGAACTACTGAAGGGGTTTGCACTCCCTCTGGGGTTTCTGCCTGAAATCGGTGAAGTAGTGAACATTCTCGAACCGTTCAAAAGACTGACTATTTTTGAGCCGGTCGAAAAAGACGGAGAGACAACCGAAAAGAAAGTCACTGTAGGTATCATATACCGCTCCGATGGCTTATATGCTTGGGATAACAGCAGAGCTATACCCAACGAATATGACGAGGCTATCAAATGGAGTCCAGCCAGCCAGCTCCCGGAATATGCCATTCGGCGTAAGGCTATTGTCACCAAGTTCGAGTACAAGCCGCTTCGATCCTTTACCGCTGATGACATCAAACTTCTTCGGTTGGACTATGCTTCACAAGATGATCCCCAGCTTCTTATGGAGGAATATCTGCCCATCAAGAACTTTGAGTTGTTGTATGGCTGGTGGAAGCAGCACTATAAAGCGACCCTGAAAGACTGCGACAATCCACAGGCCATTATCCTCCATCTTGCTTCAACAGACTGACAACAAACTTCATTAGCAACAAAGAAAATCACGGCTTCCCTCTTGACAAATTGGGAGGCCGTGATTATACTATGTATATAGCAGCAAAGTAAATTATTCTACCATTATAGGAGGACTGCCAAATGAAAGTAGCTATGGTAAAGCATAAGCCCTATGGCAAGGTGTTCTGGTTCGAGATCCCTGAGCACCTTGTAGGCAAACTTCAGCCCGGATTTCGCGTGGCCTGTAATACAGCACGTGGTCGGCGGTATGGCACCGTAGTGGCTGCGGATCTTGACGAGCAGGATGTGAAAGAGGTTATGTTGGCCTCCGGCGCTACCTTCCCGCTCTCCACAATCGAAGCCACCACCCAGAAGGTACCGATGGGCATCATCAAGATTCCGGGATATATAGCCCGCACAAAGCCCAGCGATGAGAAGATCGCAAAGCGTTTTCTGGAGTTCTATCATACCGGCCAGTTCAATACTAATGTTGCCCTGGACGATAACGCCGTCTTGATTGACGGCTATTCCGCCTATCTGGTAGCGCAAAAAGTTGGCCTCGCGTTCCTCCCTGCAATCTACAAGGAGGTCTGAGGTATGCCCGGATTTGTAAAACCTACAAGAAAGGTCGTCAACATTGAAGACGCCTTTGGAGAGCTGATTGGGAAGAAACTCATAAAGGATCTCCATGACAATGAGGAGATTTGCCCTGTTTGTCATGGTACCGGCCTCCGTATCGAAGATAATCCTTATGGGTTGTCTGACGACCCCGATAAGAGAGCCGGCCAATTCCCCTACAAGCACCAGTCTATCCAGTTCTGCCCGAACTGTTATAACGGTGTTGTACGTTTTTGCCCCGACTGTGGAAAGCAGATTCCGAGATACCGAACACTTTGCGACTGCGACGCCGTTGTGCAGCGCCGCCAGCAGGAAGAAAACCGCAAAGAAAAAGAACGGCTCGAAAAAGCAGAAAAGCACGAGCCGAATGCGCTCGGATCATTATTTACAATGGCACAAAGCGACTTTTACTCTCACAACGAAGGATATTTCAGCTGTTGGGAGGATTTCTTTGATAGCTGGAATGAAGATCGTGAAGAGTTCACGGAGAAGCCGCTGTACGTATGGGGAACCGAAGAGGTAGAGATGAGTTTCGATGCTTCAAGTATCGTATCCAATGCCTGTGAGGATATGTATGAAGATGCCTATGATGACATTGGAGCAGACGCTGTTGCTGAGATGCAGCGCTACCTCAACGAATGGAAAGAGAAATATGGGCGCACGTCCTATTTGCTGACTACCAAACACGCTATCCGTATTCCTTGGGAGGAGATGAAATAACAATGGCAAAGAAAAACGACAGTCTGGGCGACCGCATGAAAGGCTATGAGGGTGTCTCTCGCAACTTCTTAACCCGCCGTGTGCCCGCAATCATCCGACTTGACGGCAAGGCGTTCCACACCTTCACGAAGGGCATGGAAAAGCCTTTCGATCCCGTACTGACTCAGGCTATGCAGGAGACGATGAAGTATCTCTGTGAGAACATCCAGGGCTGTGTGCTTGGTTACACTCAGTCCGATGAGATCACTCTGGTGTTGACAGATTATGCTACTATCCAGACCGACGCCTGGTTTGGATATAACATTCAGAAAATGTGCAGCGTTTCGGCGTCGATGGCAACTATGGCATTTAACAGGGAGTTTGAACGTATCGCTGAGGATTGGTTTCACGACAATGGCCCGTATTGGAAATCTATCGGTGTCGATGTTGACGTCGATCTTACCATATATAAACGGTACAATGCCTACCAGAAAAAGATGTTCACTGCCATGTTCGACTCCCGCGTTTTCTCTGTCCCAAAAGAAGAGGTCTGTAACTGTCTGATCTGGCGGCAGCAGGACGCAACCCGAAACAGCATTGAGGCCGTAGGTCAGGCCAATTTTAGCCATCACGAGCTGCACAAAAAGACCTGCAACATGATTCAGGAAATGCTTTGGTCTCAGCGAGGCATTAACTGGAACGATTTCCCCACAGAGCTGAAGCGCGGTTCCTGTTGCATTAAACGGCGGTTTGAAGAAACCATCGACGATCCTCACAACCCCGGCCAGAAAATTACCGTATGCCGTAACAGATGGATCATCGACCACGAAATTCCCATCTTCACTCAGGATCGGGAATATATCGAAAGGTTGATTTAAGGAGGCCATAAAAATGTCCCATATCTATGAGAATGATACGAAGCCCATTCTGAGCGACCCTCCGTATCTGTTGCAATTCATTTTGTCCGTGGTGCTGTCTGTGCTCTGTGGAGCGACCATCATGTTCATGTGGAACTGGTTCGTTGTCCCGCTCGGGCTTCCCATGATTGGCCTGGTACAAGCGCTGGGGCTTGATACGCTCATCACATTCATTGTGACCACCAGAGTCAATACCAACCCCGACCCATTCTGGGATCGTTGGATCACTGCTATCACCTATGCGCTTCTCACACTGTTCGGCGGGTGGCTGCTCCATTTCTTCATGTAACCCAGGAGGATGTCATAATGGATACACAAATGGTATTGACCCACACGGGTAAAATCTACTTCAACCAATCGCTCGGTTTGGAGTTTCTTACCGTGGGTGACTACGGCAAAGAAAACAACATCAAAGCCGATTTCCTTGGCTTAACCAAAAAGATTGAGGGCGTTCAGCACCACGACGTTGACCTTATGGACAAGTGGGTTGCAACTATCAGCAGCCAGAAGGGATGCCCCATGAAGTGTACCTTCTGTGATGTTCATAAATACGGCTTCTTCGGAAATGCCTCTCTACCTGATCTGGAATATCAGATCCGCTACATCATTGAACATGAGGATATCCGTTTTACTAACCGTTTCAATGTCCATTACGCTCGCATGGGCGAGCCGACTTGGAATCCTGCAGTGCTGGATTTTACCGAGTCCCGATTGGACGACCTGGTTAAAGAGTGTGGTCTTCACGCTGTCACCATCCATCCCGTAGTTTCCACCATGATGCCTCGTAGCAATAACGACCTCTCCAGCTATTTGAAGCACTGGTGCGAAATCAAGAATACCCAGCGGCATGGTGAAGCTGGACTGCAACTTAGTATCAACAGCACTTCAGACGACCAGCGGGAAGCTCAGTTCGCCGGCAAATCTCTGAGCCTGAGAGAAATCGCTAATATCGCCAGCGATTTGCCTATGCCGGTTGGCAGAAAGTACACGTTGAACTTCGCTGTAACCGAAGCAACGATTTTGGACGCCAAAGTGCTCGACTCCCTCTTTGACCGCGATAAGTTTATCGTCAAGATTACCCCGATCCACCAAACCAAAGCCGCTCTGGAACACAACTACGATATCACTACCAGCTACGACGATTACAGTGTCTACGACAAATTCGAGCAGCCCTTACTTGATTTGGGCTGGGACGTAATCGTGTTTGTTCCCAGCAAGGAAGAGGATTCCGACCGCATTACCTGCGGCAACGCTCTTATTAGCGAGGTATAACACAATGACTGAACAAGAAAAACTAATCAATGTTGATCTGTATGGTGACGGTAGCCGTGACTCGCGGCTTCGCGCAGAGTACATTTATTGCGATCATGCCGATGTGTGTTCGGTATACAAGGAAGGAAAATGCTTCCGTAAAACGACACTATTTGGCGTTCGTTGTGAATTTGGCCGCATAGCCTGTGTTGATGGCGGCACAAAGAAAACCAAGATGTACGGTCGTGTTTATAGCGAGGCTAAAGACTCTGAGCGATACCATAAGCTCTCTTACCCCAACAACACCTACATCGCAAAAATCGGCGACGGTGCTTTTCTCGCGCCGCCCTATGTCAGAATCGAACGCGGCCCGGATTCCAGGCTATTCTGTCATAATCCTGGGTTCGGTTGCAATCGTCTCTTTGTCTCTATTGACGAGCTGACGCCAGACAATATCAATCGAATTTGCACCTACCATCCGCGTGCTATGCTTGGTGGAGAGATTAAGAGCTATCAAACAGAAACCATCCCGATCTTTCTCCACCAGTTGTCCAAATTATTCCCAGAGCAGTATAGCGCTTTCATCAAGGCGTTCCCAGATTATGAGCTGAAAGCTCCTGATTACCGTGGGAAATATGCGAAGCTGTCAACCTGCAATCGTGAGCTGACCTATCGTGATGCTCATGGCAACTCTTTCCGTTTTGACGGCGATGAGTTGGTATGCGACAAGTATCGGATTGGTGGGTTCATGCCGTTCTCATCCTCTGGTTACGCACAAATGCGTATTCCGGTAACAGATGATATGCAGGTAAAAATTACCGACAGCAACCAAGTCACAGATCAAACCGTCCTTATGTAGTCATAAACCCTTAGTTAGCTACAAAGTAAATCAATCAGAGGTAGCAAAAATGAAAACCCATACTCTCAAATTCAAAGGATATCATGGGCGACCCAAAAAGATTGCTGAGATCCGTGATCTGAACGAAGCAGGCCAGCCCAAATCCGACCAGGATATTTTGGATGAGGCGTTTTTGCTGATTCATGCGTTCTGTGCCGAACGCAATTTCAAAATCTATTACACCCGTACTTGGAATCACAATGGCGTCACCATTTTTGATGTAGGAAGCCATACTGAGTTCTTTCATCTTACCCCAGCGGTCAGTCTCTACGCGGACACCGCTTCATCAGAAAGGAGTAAACAAAATGGCTAAGGTTTCAACCAGAACCCCGCCGCTCATTTCCCTTTATTTCTGCCAAGAAAGAGGCGACCCTGACTATGGGTCTTGCCTCTGGGCAGTTTTTAACTTCGATCTCGAACGATATGAGCTGTCCATTACATCCGACTGTGGGAACTACGCCTACGGTTGGGTTCCTACCCACAAAAGCGAGAGCTTTATGCACCTCATGGCAAGGTTGGACTCCGGCTATCTGCTGAATAAGCTCGCCAGCCCGTGCGTTATCAATGAAGAAGCCACCTTTGAGGCTGTAAAAGAACTCATGGAGGCTTGGGACGTTGATTTCTCAGAGACAGATCGTTGGGGAAACCCCGTATTCGACATGGACGAAATCAAAGACTGTTGCTATCAGAGCAACGAGCGAGATGTCCACGATGCCTTAGAGCGAAAGTTCGAGGGCACATCTATGGAAACCTGTGACGACTACGATCTCTGGGGCTGTATTCAAAAGGACTTCACGACCAACGCCAAGAAGATCGTGCAAGTATTTATGAATCATATTCGCCCCATGTGCAAGAAACTCTCCCTAAGTGATGTTCAAATAGCGGAGGCCGACAAAGACGGACGGCTGGTGGCGCTGCCGTCTGACAAAGCGTTGACCAATGCAGACCGTATGCGAGCTGCGACAAATCAGCAGTTGGCGAAACTGTTATACGATAACCAAAAAGAGTTTTGCAGGTTAATGTACAAAAATCTTGGGTTTGAAGATGAATTGACTTTTTTTGAGGATTACTCGGACATCTTAGCTTGGTTAAATGCACCAGCGGAGATGGGAGTAGTACAGGATAAGGATGAATGACTATGAAATACAACTTTGATGCAGGAGACTATGTTGAAACCAAAGGTGGTTCCAAAGGTTATATCAGCAATCCCAAAACCATGTGGTGGACGTGTACGTGCGAAGGATCAGATGGCTATAATGAGGGTCTTTCTTACACCGTTGCTGGTTTGGAAAAAAATAATCTGGCATTTTTTTATAATCGCATCGGAAGTTATGATTTTACCAAAAAGAATATCCCCAATCGGATTAAACCTCTGGACAGAGAATACACCAAATCCTTCTGTTTTCACAAAATAAACACACAGAATATCCAAGAATCTTTTATTGTTGATCTCGGCGTTATTTCCAACAAAATCAACGAACTCATTGCTGCTGTCAATGAACTGAGGGAGAACCATGAGTAAAATCAAATTGTTGTCAAAACTTGACCTTGCGGTAATCGAAAAAAATAACGGCAAAAAAACGATGCCAAGCGGTATTTACCCCTAAACGTTTTATGCCTCTGCTTGATTATGACAAAGTATTGGACAAGCTGAATGAGCTTGTTGAAGCTGTAAACCGATTGGAGGAAAAGATGGCAAAAGCCGATCATGATGATCGAGGAGAATAACCATGAGAGCAACAAAGCAATTCAATAACGTAGACACCCAGAGCAAAATCACAATCAACACTGACGAGCTTCAGGCCATGTTGAGTTGTGGCCGGTATTCTGCCATACAGATTGGCGAGGCTGCTGAGGCTCGTATCCAGATCGGGAAGCGAATCTTCTGGAATGTCGAAAAAATCAAAAGCTACATCAACTCTATTTCTGTATAGGAGACTGCCGTATGAACACTTACCTGACCATCATGGTGACGATCTTAGTTCTTACTCAGATTGTCCGTATCATTCAAAACACCATTCAGCTTCGCCGGCAGTATAAGCTGTTTCAGGCTCAACTCGGACAGTTGGATGACATCACCCAAGAGGATCTTGATATACAACGCAGAGCATATCGTTTGATCGTAGATCACTTTGAACGCAAGGGGAGTGAGGCGTAATGACCAAAAAAGAAGCCATTCATTTCCTCTATCAAATTGCCGATGAGATACAGTCATTCCTTGACAAAACCTCATCCCCTAAAGGGCAATGGACTTCTCACAAACGCCTCGAAGCATTAAGTATGGCAATCTCAGCCCTCCGTACCCAACAGAAGCAGGAGAACGAATGTGCAAAGTGTAGCGGCATTGTGTATCGTCAAACAGACAGCGAGAAAATCATTCCAGTTGGTCAACGGTGTGGCGCAAAAATTACACCTCCCTGCTATGTGCCGGATGGGGATGGATGTGCTTATCAAATCTATGGAGACAACAACGATGAGCCAATAGACCGTTGTAAATCTTGCCCATTGTGCCAAAGCGATAAGATCAGACATAAACAAGAGCCTGTACACAATGATCCTCTGGCGCTTGATGAGCTGCGACAGATGCGCGGTGAACCTGTATGGTGTAAAGAGTTAGAATGCTACGGCATTGTGAAGATGGAGAAAGTCGGAAGCTGGGCGAACGAGCTATTTTTGGTTGGAACATGGCATAATGGCGATGCCGCCGTAAACTTTGAGTACGACATCAAATCACGCGGTCTTACGCTTTACCGGCATAAGCCGGAGGAGGGGGCGGTATGAGCAAGCCCATGAGCGAGCAAATGCAGAAATTGGCGGCTCGATACGAAAAGGCGACTGGTAAGAAGTTCAATGCGAAAACGAATGCACAGAAAATCCGTTCCATGACAGACGAGGAGCTGGCAGAATTGTTTGAAGAACTTTGCTACGACAGCATGGCGCATCGTGCCAAATATTGGCTACACTGGCTCCAGCAGCCAGCGGAGGAGGAACCGAAATGAACTTTAAGCAGTTTATCCGGTGGAGATTGGTTTGCTTTGTTCAAACTCATATCAGACATTGCCAGGAATGCCTTGGCAGTAATGGGCACTGCCAAGAATGTAACGACTGGCACCACTTATTCCGCAGAGACTGGCAACGGACGTATTGGAGGAGGAAGTTCTGATCATGAGCAATAATGCGAACTGCATTACCTGTAGGCATAAAAAGGACTTCTTAGTTCCGTGCGATTGGTTGAAAAACCAAAGAGCAGTGATTATGCCGCCCTGCCCAAGATACGAGTCCGAAGAGGAGGATACCGATGCCCGAATTAAACTTAAAGCCATTACCTTGCCCATTTTGCGGCAGCACAAAGCTGAAAGTCGATCAGAAAGCAAGCAGTAATACGAAGTGGAACCCCGAAACAGGGAGATGCGATAAACTGGTCGTCGTTACAGTTCGTTGCAACAAATGCCACACGAGAGGCCCGACAGTCTCTATGTACGCAGGGTGGTATGATCGGCCTGCTCAGGTTTTGAATAATGCTGCTATCGAAGCCTGGAATCAGCGTATCGAAAAAGGGGTGGCTAACGATACCATTTGTTGTTGATAGCATAAAAAAGAGCGTAGGTGAAAACCCTACGCTCTTATAGCTTTAGATTTCTTCGCCATTATCATTTCTGAGAAATCTTCCTTCAAAATGACAGTCCAGCGCATTGGCGATCTCTGCTAATTCCTTCTCACTGAAATTATCACGTCTGAATTTACCACTAAGATTTTGAGAAGTACAGTTAAGCCGCGACGCTAATTCTTTCAAAGTCATGTTACGCTTGATAAGTGCAATTTTGATTTTCTCGGCCATTGCCATACTAACACCTCACAATCTTTGCTAAATCATTATAAATTGCTAAAGCACAAAAATCAATAGACAGTTTTCAAAGTAACCTATTAGCGATTTTATCGCTTGACTTTAGAAACCCCTCAAGATATTATGTAACTGTAGACTTACCGTCGAAACAAAGGAGGATGATAAGTATGGCTGGCTTAAAACGAACAGACAACAAAGGCCGTATCTTAAAAGACGGCGAAACCCAAAGGAAAGACGGTACCTACCGTTTTACTTACACCGACGCAGATGGTGTTCGGCATGACGTGTATAGCAAACGGCTGGTTCCAACTGACCGCCTCCCTCCGGGCTGCAAAGACGATCTCTGCCTTAGAGAAAAAGAACGAAAGATCAACCGCGATCTGGAAGACGGGATCAAAGCTGCAGTCGAAAACAAGGCTACGCTCAATGATCTGTTCGAGCTGTATATGGCAAACAAGCCCGAGCTGAAAGATACCACCCGCAGCAACTATCTTTATATGTACAACAAGTACGTGCGAAATGATATTGGCAAGAAGAAAATTGCCAGTATCAAATATTCAGATGTCAAGGCTTTCTATAACAAGCTCATCAAAGAGAAGGGCTTCAAGCCTAACTCTATGGAAATTATTCACACCATCATCCACCCCATATTTACTCTGGCCGTCCGTGATAATTACATCCGTATCAACCCGGCTACCGGAGCGATGGCGGAAATCAAAAAGAGCCACAACTGGGAGAAGCCAAAGCGTCACGCGCTGACCATCGCAGAGCAGACGGCATTTATTGACTATATGAGAAATCACAAGGTTTATAATCATTGGCTCCCCTTGTTCACTGTCTTGCTTGGTACTGGATGCCGTATCGGTGAAGCCATTGGCCTGCGCTGGGAAGACTGCGACTTTGACGAAGGGATCATCAGTATCAACCACAATATGGTCTACCGAAAGTATGAGGAAGACGAAAAGGCACGTTTCCATATCGTAACACCAAAAACAAGTGCCGGCGTCCGTATTGTGCCTATGTTGTCAGAGGTCAAAGCCGCTCTGCAAGCAGAATGGGAAACACAAAAGATAGTCGGGTTCAATGAGTCCATTGTTGACGGGTATACTGGCTTCATCTTCCAAAACCGCTACGGCGATCCTCTCTCTCCTCATAGTGTCAACCGAGCTATTGACCGTATTTGTGCCGCCTACATCGAAGATGAAACGGTGCTGGCCGATCAAGAGGGGCGAGATCCTGTATTGATTCGTCACTTTTCTGCTCATAATCTGCGTCATACTTTCTGTACGCGGTTTTGTGAAAACGAGCGGAATATCAAAGTCATTCAGGAAATCATGGGCCATGCCGATATTGAAACTACCATGAACATCTATGCCGAAGCTACAAAGGAAAAGAAGAAAGAATCTTTCTCCAACCTCGAAGGAAAAATCAAGATCTCTTGAGGAGGATTTCAATGGGAAAGCTGATAGACCTTACCGACCGCACATTCGATATGCTGACCGTTATAAAAAGGGTTGAGGACAGAAAACCAGGCCGTCCTATGTGGTTGTGCCGGTGTGAGTGCGGCAATACCGTTGTCGTGTCCTCTACAAATCTGCTACGAACCAATGGTACAAAATCATGCGGTTGTCTTCGGCATACTCCCTCTCCCACCCTCATTGATTTGAGGGGCAAAACATTTGGCAAGTTGAAAGTAATAGAGAAAGACCCAGACTCAAAACCAGGTAAAGCGAAATGGATCTGCGAATGCAAATGCGGAAACATCGTGTCTGTCCTCTCCGATAGTCTCCGCAATGGGAAAACCAGATCCTGCGGTTGCGCCCGATCTCAGATCAAGCATGACCTTACAAATCAGACGTTCGGTTTTCTTAACGTAATCGAGCCGGTAAAAAACGAGAGGATCAAAGGTAATGAAACTCGCTGGAAATGCCTCTGCCAGAATTGTGGACGCACCGTTGAGGTTAGCAGCTATTGGTTGAGGCATAGCGATCCCTATGGACACTGTAAATGTACCAGATTTAACAAACCTTTGTAAAAGCCATCTACAGCCCCTCTGAGCGCTTCAAATCTTAAAGGTGAAACTACCCTCGAACAATTTAATCGCCGCTCCTGCGTTGCCCAGCGGCTCCGCTGGCAAAAAAAATAGGGTACAGAAATCCATTGTGGAAATCTGTACCCTATCTTAATTCTCTTATCAAAAAAAACAGGGAGTCAGCCCGTAGGCCAACCCCCTGGTAAAAGAACCAACATTCGATTAGTCGCAACTTTGTCAATATAGATACTTCACAAGATCATCAGAAAGAAAATCTTTGATAACCAATGGAGGCTTTTTATCTTTATCAGCGTATGTCATTGTAGAATACTTGTCCACAGAAGCATCCTTAGAAAAGATAAAATCAATGAACTCCGCGTCAGCGCTACTCTCAATCGCTTTATCCTTCACGCGCAATGTTCTGGGTAAAAACCAATCGTTTATCTTATTTCCTTCCAAATCAAGATTCTCAGACAAACCAATCGTAAAATCTAAATTGGTTACACCGATTTTGTAAGTAAGGGTGACAGTCTTCATATCTTTTACAACGCATACAACATTATTTGTCAGTGCGGGCAACATCGTCAAGCACGGAAGTTTTCTCTTCGCACCTCTGTATGTATGCTCCCTGTCATAGAAGATCTGACCAGCAGACAGCATTGAACTTTTTGCTTTGTCATAAAATTCTTGAGCACTGATAGAAGAATTTACGCCAGTCAAGTGCCTGAAGCGATCTGTCGGAAAAACTACTTCAAAGTAAGATTCTCCATACACATATAAGAAAACTCTACCAGCGAGTTTGTCCCGATACACTTCTGAGGCAGTTATGATTTGCTTGCGGATCTGTTCGTCCTTGATATTTTTTGTATCCATATCTCTGCCTCTTTCGACAAACATAATCATAGAAAAGGAGGAATAGCCAACGCTATTCCTCCTTAGCTGCTTGAGTAGAGAGTTTTCTGCTGGTTGTCAGCCGCGACGCCCAGTTAAAGCGTCTATTGGTGCGGAAATAATTAAGTCCCCCGCATGGACTACAGCAGTTAATTCCCGCTGCCGGACGCGACACCCAGTTAAGATGTCATTCGGCGTGGGTTTTTATCCTGTCCCACTCCCAGCACAACTTTTTACGGTGCTCTCACACCGGAAACATTACTGTTTCTATTATCATTATAGGCGGATTTCTCTGTTTTGTCAACAGGAAACTTCATCCACATAATGCGCCATTTTTTGGCCCCCACCGGGGTAAAACCGCGGTATGTTCGGCAAATGTGGTAAAGCTGTGGTAAAATGAAAATCGCTTCTCAAATACTACAACTTTTCGCTCTTAAAACAGGCATCTTTCCTTGTTTTAGCCCATTTCAGAACATTTTTCAAGTATTACTCTCCGAGCGGCTTCATGGTGGGGAAGAGGATAACGTCGCGGATGGAGTCGGTACCGCAGAGCATCATCGCGCAGCGGTCGATGCCGAAGCCCAGGCCGCCCGTCGGGGGCAGACCGTATTCGAGGGCCATGACGTAATCCTCGTCCATCATCTCGGCCTCGTCGTCGCCGTTGGCGCGCTTTTCGACCTGCGCCTTGAAGCGCTCGTACTGATCCATCGGGTCGTTGAGCTCAGTGAAAGCGTTGCCCATCTCGCAGCCGCAGACGAACATCTCGTAGCGCTCGGTGAGGTACGGGTCAGACGGGCTGCGCTTGGCAAGCGGGCTCACTTCGACGGGGTACATGGTGATGAACGTCGGCTGGACGAGGGTCTCCTCGACCTTCTGGTCGAAGGTCTCGTACAGGGCGTTGCCCCAGGTCTTGTCCACGCCGTCCATGTCGACGCCGACGCTCTTGGCGAGCGCGACGGCGGCCTCGGCGTCGCCCTCGATCGCCATAAAGTCCGCGCCGGTCACTTCCTTGACGGCGTCAGCCATCGTGACGCGCTTCCACGACGGGGTCAGGTCAATGTCCTTGCCGAGCCACTGGATCTGATAGGTGCCGAGGATCTCCTTCGCGGCGCCGGAGAGGATGGCCTCGAGGATGTCCATCATGCCGTCGAGGTTCGTGTAGGCCTGATAGAGCTCGCAGGTGGTGAACTCGGGGTTATGCTTGGTGTCCATACCCTCGTTGCGGAAGATGCGGCCGACCTCGTACACGCGCTCCATGCCGCCGACGATCAGGCGCTTTAAGTGCAGCTCGGTGGCGATGCGCATGTACATGTCGATATCGAGGGTATTGTGGTGCGTGATGAAGGGGCGCGCGTTCGCGCCGCCCGCGATGGGGCTCAAAACCGGCGTCTCGACCTCCATAAAGCCGATGGAGTCGAGGTAGCGGCGCAGATACGCGACAAACTTCGAACGAATTTCGAAGTTGCGCTTGGACTCGGGGTTGATGATCAGGTCCACATAGCGCTGACGGTAGCGCGCTTCCTTATCGGTCAGGCCGTGGTACTTCTCCGGCAGGGGACGCAGAGACTTACTGAGCAGCGTGATCTTCTTGGCGCGCACGCTCATCTCGCCGCGCTGGGTGCGGAACACCTCGCCCTCGACGCCGACGATATCGCCGATGTCGTACTTCTTGAAGCGGTTGTACTCCTCCTCATCCATCTCGTCCTTGCGGGCGTAGAGCTGGATGCGGCCGGACTTGTCCTGCAGATCGCAAAAGCTGACCTTGCCCATGCCGCGTTTGCTCATCAGGCGGCCCGCGACGCGGACCTCGCTGCCCTCAAGCGCGTCAAAGTTGTCCTTGATGTCCTGAGCGTGGTGCGTCACGTCGAAGCGTGTCTCCTTGAAGGGATCGCGGCCCTCGGCGCGCAGCGCTGCGAGCTTTTCGCGGCGGACCTTCAGGATCTCGCTGAGGTCCTGCTCGGGAGCGTTGGTCTGGATATTTTCTTCAGCCATGATATTTCTTTACTCCTACTCTATATAATACAGCTTAACGTTCGATCTTGACGATGCGGTAGACGATGGTGCCGACAGGGGCCTCCACCATGACCTCGTCGCCCTCTTTTGCGCCCATGAGCGCCTTGCCGAAGGGGGAATCCTCGGAGATGGCGCGGTGCATGGGGTCGGCCTCCTGCGAGCCGACGACCTTATACTCGGGCAGCTCGCGGCCGGACTTCACATCCTGCACGGTCACACGGCAGCCGATGCTGATGCCGTTCGTGCCCGCGTCGTTTTCGTCGACGATGACGGTGTGCAGCAGGATCTCCTCGACCTCAGCGATACGGGAGTACAGCTTGCCCTGCTCGTTTTTTGCTTCATCATATTCGCTGTTTTCGCTCAGGTCGCCGAAGCCGCGCGCCTCTTTGATGAGGTCCGCCACTTCCTTTTCACGCACGGTCTTGAGGTAGGTGAGCTCCTTTTGCAGCTCTTCCTTGCGCTCCGCGCTCATCTTGTACTCTTTTTTCATGTTCGCCATATTGAGATCGTTCCTTTCTTTCGCGCCCGCAAAATTGCGCGGCGCGCACACGAATACCATTTTAGCGAAATAATTATAGTGATTTTGCCCCGTGTTGTCAAGGTAAGTTTGCGTTTCCTCCCCCATCGGGCGGCATTTTCACATCTTTTACCCAAATTTCGTCCGCGCGGCGCGCAAGCGAGGCGTAGAGTGCGCAGATGAGCTGATCTTCATTCCAGATCATCGCTGCATCGCCCAGGTTTTCCGTCCCATAGGCGACAGAAACCGCACCGCTCCCCAGCGGCAGCACAAGGCCGTCGGGCAGCGGGAAATCGTCGAAGCAGACGCTCAGGTCGGCGGCGATCCTCTCGTCCGTCTGCAATGTATGGACACTCGCGCCGCAGTCCCAGCGCAGCGTGCGCGCAAGGCGCTCGCCATTCGGCGCGCAAAGTGCAAGATAGCGCACATCTTTAGAGAGCTCGCGCGCCGCCGCTTCGAGCGCCGCACTCTGCGAAGGTGCGCACAGCGCGATACGTGCCCGCTCCGGCGCAAGGCCGAGCCGCGCCATCGCGCGGCGGATGATCTCCGCCGCCTTTGCCATGCGCAGCGGCTGCTCGGGCGGCGGCAGGACACCACAGCGCGCAAATACCTCCGCATATGGATAATCCTTGGGAAACACGGCATAACTCACACGGCGCTTTTGCAGGTATTTTGCTGCGCACTTGGCCGAAAGTGCAGCAAGCATTCCCTCGCCGCGCGATGCGTAGGCCGCGTCAAAGCGCACGCCGCAGAGCATGCGCGCGCCGTTTTTCTCCCCCGTGTCCCGATAGCAGACCAATCCCTGCAAAATGACCCCTCCCCGCAAAAAAGCTCCCCGCCAGTATATGGCGGGGAGCTTGTGCGTTATGCGGTTTACCAACCCTTGATATAGTCGGTGAGGTATTTGAGCGGGTTGATGATCTTTCCGTTCTCGGTGATCTCAAAGTGCAGGTGCGGGCCGCTGCTCACGCCGGTCGTGCCGGTGATGCCGACGACCTGCCCCTGCGCGACATACGTGCCCACGCTGACCGAACGGGATGACAAATGCTGATACGTCGTCGTGTTGCCGCTGCCGTGGCTGACGACCACATAGTTGCCGCGGTACTTGTTGTAGGCCGAGATGATGACCGTGCCCGCCTTGGCGGCGACGGCCTGCGTCGTGTAGCCCACGCGGCCGATGTCAATGCCCGCGTGATTCCTCGACGCGCCCGCGATGCCCGTGTAGCGCGCGCCGAGCGGCGAGGTGACATACTTGCTCGAGCACGGCCAGATGTAGCCGCCATAGGTCACGGTGGTGTTGCCGTTCTTTTCGGCAAGCTCACGGGAAAGGCGCACGATCTCCGCCTGCTGGCGCTCCATCGCGGCATCCT